GCGAAAGCGAACTGGCTCAAATCCAGGCTGCCAATGGGTTGTTTGCTTCTCAAGAAGTTATCAAAGCGCGTATTGCCAAGGCCGAATACGATCAAAACCAATTAGAGGTAATGCGCCTGCAAATGGTTGGCCGTGGAGTTGACCTACTTGCTCAAGCAGCCGCAATTCAACGTGAAAAAATTCCACAAGATGAGAAAGATGCAAAAATGCTTGGCGTTAGAAATGGATTGATTGCCAGTGAAAACCAGTACCAACGTGAAATTGCTCAAAATATCAAACAACAGCAAGAGCCGTTAAACGCCATTATCCTGGCAAATAAAATAAAACTTGAAGATGACAAAGCTTACCAGCGTTTAGTTGCTGAAGGCATTAATCCTGAACTTGCCAAGCAGTTCATCGAGATCGACCGTGCTGGCAAGGCACTTCAAAAGTCACTTGAGCCAGCAGTGGCCTTAGCTCAGGCAGCAGTTCTTGAGGCTGAGGCCCGTGGGTTGTCAGCAGATGAAGTTGCCCGACTGAAAAAAGAACTAGAAGGCTTACAAAAGCTGCCTGGTCAAAAAGTTGAAGAAGCCAAAAAAGGTGCCGAAGCAGCAACTCAACCCAAGACGTTCCAAGAAGGCATTGCAGGCGAACGTGACAAGATAAAGAAAGACTTGGAAGAGTTAACAAATCTGACCAACCTTGTAAACTTTGGCGCCAAGACCATTGGCGATTCCTTTGCCGCATCATTCAAGGGGATAATCAGCGGCACCATGGGAGCCAAAGAAGCATTAGCTGGCTTCTTCCAAAGTGTTGCGGACGCATTCTTGGATATGGCTGCACAGATCATTGCCAAGTGGATTCAAATGACAATCCTTAATTCTGTACTAAAACTATTCCCAGGCGGCGGCGGTGGTGCGGGCACAACTTCTTTGGATAATGCTAATCTACTAGATTTGAATAAATATTCAGATGGAATTAGATTGCAAGGTCTTGCTACTGGCGGTCCGGCTATGGCCAATACGCCCTACATCGTGGGCGAAAAGGGCCCCGAGCTGTTTATGCCTGGCCGCAGTGGTACTGTCATCCCTAATGATGCCCTTGGCGGCGGCAGCACCAGTGTTGTTGTTAACGTTGACGCCAGCGGTTCCAGCGTCCAAGGCGACCAGACACAAGGCAAGCAACTGGGTCTTGCCGTTTCTGCTGCGGTGCAGGCAGAATTGATCAAGCAACAGCGCCCAGGTGGACTCCTGGCCAGCACACGACGCTAATGGCAACCTTCCCCAGCATCGCGCCAACTTACGGCGCCCAGAAGAGCAGCCAGCCAGCTGTACGCAAGGTGCAGTTCGGTGACGGCTATAGCCAACGGCTTAGGTTCGGATTGAATCAGAATCCCAAAAGCTGGAACCTTACCTGGGAAGTATCAGAAGCCAACGCCGATACCATCGAGGACTTCCTTGATGCGCGTGGTGGTGCCGAGTCATTTGACTGGACACCACCAGATACCGCAACGTCTTACAAGTGGATCTGTGAGCAGTGGACTAAGACAATTCCATACTTGAATCGAGCAAGCATTACCGCAACTTTCACGCAGGTATTTGAACCATGACTGAAATGTTTCAGGAGCTACTTAAAAGCTCGCCGTACGCCATTATTGAGTTATTTGAATTGCATTTAAGCCAAGAGTTGCATGGTAGCAATGAGATTGTTTACTTTCACGCTGGCGCAAATGAGCAGGCTACAACAGGTCCAGTTGTTTGGCAGGGTGTTGAATATCAACCGTTGCCGATTGAGGTAGATGGATTTGAGTACAACGGCAATGGCCAGTTACCGCGCCCCAAGGTTCGGGTGTCTAACCTGCTTGGCAGCATTTCAGCATTACTGCTTGGCGTCAATGAGATCACCCCAGGTAACGATTTGACCGGTGCCAAGTTTATTCGCATTCGCTCGCTTAGTCGGTTCCTTGATCCTGTCAATTTTACGGGCGGAGTCAACCCATACGGCACACCAGCAAACGAGGAGATGCCTCGTGAGATTTATTACGTTGACCGCAAGTCTTTAGAAAACCGTGAAGTAGTTGAATTTGAGCTTGCAGCAATTTTTGATATTGCTGGTGTCAGAGCACCAAAACGCCAAGTAATTGCCAACATTTGCCAGTGGAAATATCGCGGTTCAGAATGCGATTATAGCGGCACCAATTATTTTGACGAATACGACAACACGCTTGGCGCAACACCTGCAACCAATTTTTCTTCTACTGCCTTTGGAGCGCAGTTGACAGTAGGAGAATTTCTTAATGAAGGCGATGCCATCGTTTCTTCCAACGGTTGGTATCGTGCCATCTTGCAGTCTGACGGCAATTTTATTACCTATAACAAAGCAAACGTTGAGGTCTGGCGAGCGCCAGTCAGATCAACAGGCGACGGTTACTACCGTTTAGTAATGCAGACCGATGGAAACTTAGTGCTGTACAACGGAGACTTGTCTGCTTCCAACGCAACATGGTACACAGACACAGCTAGCCGAGCGATACCATCCACCATGACTTTTATCAACTGGTATCCAGCAGATGGTTTTACTGGCCGATCTGGTGGCTTTGGCTGGGAATGTGTTGGATCGTCACCTGCATCTGCTGGATTGACAAGCACACAAACAGAAGTATTTACGGTCAACGGCAAATCTATTACGATTCAATTTGTTTTTCAATCCACAACGTTGCCGGTGCCTCACTACACGGGGGAAACCTATGCTTGGAACCAAATCAACAGCGCAACTATCTCTTCTAGCACCGGATCTTGGTACAAAGATGAAGTAATAAATTTATCCAAAACGCTTTCTAGCGGCAACCCATTCCGCAACAACCACCCAACGCTTGGCACGTTGACCGATGCAGGCGCAACCTATGTAATTACTGCTGTCACTGGTAACACAAACAACCGTTTAAATATCACGACCACAGGCGGACTAATTATCTTCACGAATGCCAACACCCAATTATGGACTTCGGGGTACAGCAGCGCCGCCGAGCCACTGGTAATAACTGGTACGATTGACCCGTTGCGTGATGTGTGTGGCAAGCGCATCAGCAGTTGTAGAAAGCGGTTTGGTGACTACAACAACCTTCCATTTGGCTCATTCCCTGCTGCTGGTACGTTCTACGGATGACCCACTGGAAGCACAACGCATTGGAACATGCCTTGGCAGAAGCGCCAATGGAGGCGTGCGGCTTGGTCGTTGTCGCCAAAGGTCGTGAGCGTTACTGGCCGTGCAAAAACCTGGCTTCTGAACAGGATTTCTTTGTACTGGATCCTGAGGATTACGCCGCCGCTGAGGACAGTGCAGAGGTAGTAGCAGTTTTCCATAGCCACCCCAAATCGCCTGCACAGCCCAGCCAGGCTGATCTCATGGCATGTGAGAAGTCTGGCCTCAAGTGGTACATCTGCAACCCAGGCACCGAGATGTGGTGCGAGTTTGAACCCAACGGCTATGAGGCACCGTTGATTGGTCGCCAATGGGTGTGGGGCGTATCGGATTGCTGGACCTTGGTACGGGACTGGTACAAGGAAAGCCTTGGCTTGGACCTACCGGATTGGCGGCGCCCAGCAACCATGCTGGAATTTCACCAGGCACCGATGTTTGAGGATTGCTTTAAGGAGGCTGGCTTTGTCGACCTGGGCCTGGAAACGCCCGAGTACGGCGACGCAATCCTGATGTCACTGGATGGATCGCCTGGATTAAACCACGTTGGCGTGTACCTTGGTGAACAGCGTATGCTGCACCATTTACGTGGCCGACTTAGCAGCCGAGACCTCTGGGGCGGCTATTATCAGAAGAGCACCGGCTTGATCATCAGACATAGGAGCAGATGCTGAAATGTTTCGAGTCATCAAGGTTTACGGAAAACTAGCCAAGCACTTAGGTCAGCGCAGCTTCAAGGCGGCTGTCAAAACACCTGCCGAAGCAATTCGTTTTCTGTTGGCTAATTTTCCCAGTTTGCGTAGCGTTATAAGTGAAGGTGATTACAAGGTAACAGTTGGCCGCAGTGAGTTAGAGATTGGCAATCATCCAGAATATCTGCATTATCCAAGCGCATCATTTGAAACCATTAGGATTGTGCCAGTGGTGGCTGGTGCTGGTGGTGTCGGAAAAATTCTTGCCGGTGTGGCGTTAATTGCGGCCGCAATTGTACTTGGCCCTGCTGGCGGCGGTTTTTTGGGTCTTGGTGCTGGTTTGGCCAACGCGGCTGGTGGCGCAGCAGCTACTGGATTTGTTTCCGCTAGTGTTTCAATGGCCATTGGTTCAATCGGTGTATCACTAGCCCTTGGAGGCATTGCGCAACTTTTAACACCAACGCCAAAGATATCGCAAGGTGAAGATAGCACCAATG